TATTAATAACAAAAAAAAAAAGAGGAGTCCCCACAACAAGAGGCGCCCCCCCCCGGGGCAGTGCAGCAGGCAGACATATTGTGCGGGCCAGACACTGCCTGCTATCTACTACATTTACATTATATTAAATTAAGAGTGTGCCATTCTATGCCATCTTTTCAAATTCAGCTATTGCTTTCTTGTGAAGTCTGTGAACTTGTCGCCACGAATACCCTAGTTCGACAGCTATCTGCTCCCATGGCAATGCATTAATGTATCTGAGATTCAGTACATCCCTGTATTGTCCGTCAGTTATTTGGTTAATGACTTGCTTGACCTTGTTTCGAGAATCAATCAATTCATCCCATTCTCTGTTCAGCTCCTCCCTACATTCTTGTAAGTGCTTACTGATTCGTGGCATAGCATCTCCCGATTCACATATCTGTATAGATTCTGAATGTAAATCTCGGTTAATTGCACCTAGCTGAATCTCTAACGCACGCATTCGCTGCTCAGTATGGCGGACAGCTTGTAATTCTTCTATATCCATCATATGCGATAGTCCCCATATTTACTGATAATCATCTGTGCTCGTAGTAATCCGTCAATGTATCCGCTTTCACGAATTCTATCATATAGCATAGGTGATCTCAGTTGTCTATTCCGGGCTCGTATGATGGCAAGTCTTAAATCTGACTGTATGGCACCTACAATCACATCTGCCCTGCTTCTACGCTTTTGCATCCTTTACCTCCATACGTTCGACAATATCCTCGATGGCTTCTACCATATCTGCTTTGCATTGCTCAACAGCGGTAAACATCTCCTCACACATGGCGTACGCATCATCACTCAGGTCATCATCTAATCTCTCGGCAACATTATCCTTAAGATTATCTACAACCTTAACTATATCCATGACAAGATAATACGTGTCATCTAGATAGTGCCCTTTGTTAATTAGTAGTCGCTCGACTTTTGTCATGTTCTTCCCTCTTTGCGATTTCCCGATTTAGATACCAACGGGCTTTTTTCAAATCCTTAATAGCATCGTCCTTATGACCAGCTCGGGATACATACTTTACTACATTACCCAATCGATACCCTAGTTTCTTGTCTTCGATGTAATCGATAACCTCGATATTTCCTTGTGTATAATGGCTTGGGTGGTTTATATCATCGCATTGATTAATTATGCGATTAGGAGAGTTATCTGCTATAACTTTCTCTATTGTTAATCCTGATTGATTCGATACATTCTGTAATCGTTTTAGATTTTCGTTAGCTGCCAAACGTTTTAAAGTTTCATTAGCTGATAACTTAATAGGTGGTGGCGGTGGTCTATTAGGTCTCCCATACAATCTACCTGGGGTTAGCTCATATACTGTCTTGTGTTTTCGATTATCAATGATATCTATAACTTGAATAGTCGTGTAACACACTATTACTACGATTAATCCTGCCATTATAAATTGACCCATATTAATCATCCTTTCTGTATTTATCGATTCTTGCTTTTAGGCTTTGCAGCACATATTCCTGTGCTCGGTCTTTTTGGGCTAGTGCATCCATCATATCCTCATCACGAGTTCCCTCACATATTAGATGATGGATAATTACCTTCTCCATTTGACCTTGGCGATGTAACCGCTTATTAGCTTGTTGATATAATTCAAGACTCCAATTTAACCCGAACCATATTACGTGGTTACCACCGTCCTGTAAGTTAAGCCCGTATGCCGTACTAGCCGGATGTGCTAATAGAATATCAATCTCTCCAGCATTCCACGCTATCTCATCATCGGCACCCTTTAACTCACAGACTCGTAATTTAGTCTTAGCTAATGCTGCTTTTAACCGTTCACAGTCATGTTTAAAGTTGTAAAACACTAATGCAGGCTTTCCGTTTAACTGTTCTACGAGTTCCATAAATGCCTCAATTTTACAACCATGTATCTCGTGAACGTTTCTGTCGCCATCATATACAGCACCGTTCGCTAGCTGTTGTAACTTTGTGGATAATGCTGCTGCACTCAAAGCTGTGATATCTTCGTCGGCTTCAATCAACTCTAATACAGATGTGCGCTCCATATCTTCGTAGGCTTTTTTGGCTTTCGCATCTAACTGCACATATTTAATATCGTTGATTACTGGAGGTAATTCCAAATAGTCATCAGCTTTCATAGATATGCATAACCCAGATATTGCCGTCATAATGCTGTCATTTGAATCGGATTTAGGTTTATAGGAGTACACCATTTCGCGTGACCTCTGATCGGGCTCGAAATAGTAATCTCTAAATCCTGTATACGTTTTCCCTAATGACTCGCCGCGGTCTAATAAATACACTTGCGCCCATAGGTCGATTAATCCATTAGGGGCTGGCGTACCCGTTAACAACACCATGCGTTTGATGTGGTTATGCATATAGGCTAATGATTTAAAGCGCTTAGCTGTATGGTTCTTAAAGGAACTGGATTCATCTACAACTACCATGTCAAACGGCCATGCATTCTTGTAGTAATCAACTAACCACGTTACATTCTCGCGATTAATGATGTAAATGTCGGCAGGTGTGTTTAAAGCCTTAATACGCTTTTTCAGGCTGCCTAATACAGTAGATATCCTTAATATACCTACACCGTCCCATTTTCGTGCTTCTCGTTGCCATGTAGCCTCCGCTACTTTCTTAGGCGCTATGATTAGCACTTTACGAATGGCGAATCGGGAGTACTTCAATTCGTATATGGCAGATAACGTGATAATCGTTTTTCCTAAACCCATATCCAGGAATAGCCCTATTTTATTTTGATTAACGGTCTTGTCGATACAATATCGCTGATACGCATGCGGAATAAACTGCATTACGCTTTCACCCCGAATTCTTCCGTAAATTGCTCCAAATAACCAGTCACGGCATCTGCACCTTTTAGCACAAATACTTTTTGATTTAACTTTTGTAGTTCACTGGCTTGGACTCCCTGCAATCGCGAAAGTACGCCTTTGGATGTCTTCAATTCTACGAAATGAATAACACCATTCGGCCATATAACGATACGATCAGGCACACCGACATTGCCAGGGGATACAAACTTATACGCTTTACCTCCCGCGCGTTTGACGCCTGCAACTAATTTTCTCTCGATATCCTTTTCTAACATTTCTCACCTCTGAAATTTTTAAACGTTAACATGTTTACATACGCGTATATGATGGTTCAAATTAAGGCTGTAAAGGGCGTATTTTTTCTTAAAACTCTTTGTTTTGATATTTACCAGTATATAATGTTAACAATGTTAACCAACCTATATGAATATAGATAAATACTGACTTTAAGCGTTAACATGGTACGTTAACATTCTCCGAATTCGTTAACATTCTAATGTTAACAAAAATACTGAGAATGTTAACGCTTAAATGAGAATGTTAACGCTATAATTTCAGTTTTGACTCGTTGATTCTGAACCCTCTTTGATGTCCATATTCACCAAATCTCATTAACTGACTTCCGCCCAATGTATATGGGGAGTCCGCCAGTATTTGATTAATTTCCCTGGTCTCGATCTTCTTCATGCGACTCGGGTCGTTACCAAAACACTCCCACCATACCTCTGCCGCACAAATACGGTCACGATATACTAACTCTTGACCCTCGGCAGGCTTAGCATTCATGCTAAGATACGTCCTCCTGGCGCTCCGACTCATCACATTCCAATTTAAAGGCACTTTGATTAATAAAAACTCATTAATCAGTCCTGCTTTGGTATTTGATTCCATGTGCGCCTCTCTAGCCGCATCAGCCAGCTTTAGTACAGCCGGGTCATCCTCGATAATGAGGCTTTCCCCGCTTTTATAACGATACAAGGCCTCCGCCCATAACTGGTCTACTTCCCCCGGAAGATTAACGAATATATTCTTTCGTGGAGTCGTCATTTCAAGATCAATAGGCCAAAATCGGCGATTGCCTGTAATATCTTTTAGGAATTCATATTGATTCGTGCTACCAAAGAACACACACTGCCGTGGATACTCTTGCGTACGTCGGCCATAGGCTTGACGAAATACATCTACTTGACGGCTTAGGAATTGCTTGGATGCATTTTCTTCAGCCCTCGAATACCCAGCCATTTCACCAGCTTCTATAATCCATTTACCTTGAATGCCTTCTGCAGCTTCCTTACCCTCAAAGGTATTTAATCCGTCAGCGTACCACTTCTTGCCCATTGTGCGGATAAGAGTACTTTTACCAATACCCTGACCGCCAATAAGAATTGGCATCGTGTCATACTTGCATCCAGGCTCAAACGCTCGCGCTACTGCCGCTGTAAATGACTTTCTAGCAGCTGCACGGGTATATACATTATCCTCAGCCCCTAAGTAGTCGATGAATATAGTATCTAATCGGGCGATGCCGTCCCAGGATAACCCGTTAAGGTAATCTAGTACTTCATTAAATCCATTTTGCTCAGCGCACATAATGAGGGCATCCATGATTTTATCTTTGCCGGTGATATCATATTTATTTTCTAGGTACCACCGTAAGCCCGCATCATCTGCGTCTGTCCATATGCGAAGTCCTGGTGTTGGGTTCCATGGTAGGGCCCCTTTTGCCACGTATCTCGAACCAAATCTATCATAGGCAAGTCTACCAACAAGCGCCGGATCATGGTGCATGATTTTAAGCATGTTATCTAATGTGTTCTTAGGTCGACCATTCTCGTCGTACTTTAAAGTCGAACTTTTCATCCAGTCGACGTTCGTTAACGCATTAGGGTCGAGGTCGGATGTCTCAGCATGAGCCGATACGTCCGTGATAATATCAGCAAATACATTTGATGCCGATTCTCTGGCACGGGCCATGTTGAGTTCATTAACAACTATCGTATCTTGCATAGCTAGTTTAGACATAGCCATGTAAGATGGTAGCTTATGCCCAGGTGTCCCATCCTTAGCAGTCTCGTCTAAGCTGTGGAACTTATGCAGCCGAATAAGGTCAAAGGCATTAACTAATTGACCACTACACGGGTCAGTATTATGGTGACTGAACAGGAATGTATCGTCATCATATATAACCGCCCCGGCTACTGTTGAGCCAGTAACGAACGTTAAGCGGTCCTCGCTGCCGTCAACATCGACATATGCATGAGGTATGAATTTATCAATCGCCTCACGGATGCCGTATATTCTACAAAAGGCACCTACAATACCGGGCTTTTCTCTCGGGTCAGCTTGCTTTGCAAGTAGCTGCTTTTCATGCTGCGATGCTTCCTTACCTGGTACTTGTGGCCAAGAACGCACATCTCGCCAATCAGTGTATTGGCCGAGCATACCGTCAGCAGATAAGAATGCCTTATCGCCTACGTAATATACATATTGCGCATCGTTCGGGCATGATGGCCAATACATGAGCCGAGAAGCTTCGAACGTAGTTCCATCCATCATACCAATGCCGATGAGCTCCGCCAGCTTACGAGCAATAGGCTCATACTCATCAGGTGTCATCGTTCTATCAGTAGGGACGATAACACGTAACCGTGGACGATGCACCGTATGAGAACGGGTTGAGTAGATGACATAAGCCATACCCAGACTGTCAATTGTGCGAGCGACGTTCTCAGTTTCCCCAGGCGATATGGCATCCATATCAAGAGTAATCAGATTACGCCCAGACACGTTAATAGCTTTACGTTGTAGGCCGTTTAAAGTACCACCAACAAAGCCGCCTATGTCCTTTAGCTTGCTTTTCTCAGATTTTGGCAATCTGTGGTATTCGTCCACGGTTTCTGTTGTACGAACGGGGATTTTGAGGCGTTCACAAAACTCGGACCACATCATCTCCGTACGGGTCCATTGCTTTGATGTGCGACTCGCACCGATACTGATGGTAATCAGTTTATCGTTTTGCAAGTGTATCCCCTCCTAATCTTTCATATAATAGTCGTTAGTAAATCCTGCGGATGATAATAGCAGCCCATCTGCCCAAGGTATGGCGATTGAAAATATAGCGTTAACATCATCCAGTATTGATTCTGCGTTATCCTTGTTGATTTCAAGTACAGCCTCATCATGGATGTGCATGATAATTTGATATCCTACATCCTCCAATCGGCGCAGTGTCAATGCTAAGCAATCTCGAGCGACTGCTTGTGTGATGTTTTCGACTAATTTGCCTCCATAGGTACTTTCAGTAACCCATGCAGCATTTACCTTAGTCTTAAAATGTACAGCATCCTTACCGAATGCATTCTGCTTAATGCTTGGGCTAGGATAAAATAGCTTACGTCCACTCGGTAACTCAATCGTCATATAACGGTAACCGTATATTGGATCAATTTCCAAACGGAACATAATGCCGTGGTCAAGGCCTATAGGATTCCCGGTAGTAACGGTGTACACGGCTGCATTCTCAACGGCATACCATAAATCTCTTATTCTAGGTGATGCGTTGCGCCATAAATTTACGATTTCAGGTAATTCCTCCTCATGGAGTCCCATATCAAGAGCTCCCATGGCTTTTAATGCATTCACTCCGCCTTGATAGCCGAGTGCCAATTCAGCGACTTTACCTTTTTGTCTAAGATGACCATTCTCGCCATGCTTAACAACGGGAACACCAAACATCGATGATGCGGAAGCACAGTATATGTCTCCGCCCTCAGCGAATACACGTTGCCGCCAATGTTCTCCCGATAACCAAGCAATAACACGAGCCTCAATGGCTGAGAAGTCGGCCACACATAATGTATTGTCCTTTTCAGCAATAATTGAGGTACGAATTAATTGAGATAGCGTATCCGATACATCGCCATATAGAAGTTCTAACCCTTGACGGTTTTTGGTTTTAACGAGATGCCGAGCCGTGTCGAGGTTCTCGATGTAATTTCTCGGCAGGTTCTGCACCTGGATAAGACGACCCGCCCAGCGCCCGGTACGGTTGGCACCATAGAACTGCAATGTTCCCCTGAGTCGAAGATCAGCGCCCATGGCACTATCAGTCATCGTATATTTAGATACAGATGACTTAGCTAGCTTTTTACGAATCATAAGCACTTTTGTGGCAACGTCATCCGCATCCGTCAGAGCATCGGCCACAGTGTCCTTAGTTAACTTTTCAAGACTGACATTAGTATTATTGTTTAGCCAATCAAGTAATTGATTCCGGCTGTTAGGGTTGCTAAGTCCTGTAATTCGATAAGCCTCATTCATCAACATTTCTCGATTTTCCTCATCAACGTATAAGGCACCCTCAACCAATTCATGGTCAATGCGTACCCCTCTACTATTGATTTGGATATCAAGATACCAATCTTTCCACGTATCATCAGGTACAGGGAACGAGGCTAATCTGTGATAACATTCCATCTCAGTCACAACGTCCTGGCGATTGTACTCGATAAAAGCATTCCATTTATCCGTATCGTGTCTAGGTAGATTACGTGTACGGCCACCATTTCGTTTGGTGGGCTTACATGGTGTACAAAAGTACTTGATAAGTGCTTTCCCTGATGTGTCCTTTTTCTTATCCTGAGGTAACCCCAGGGCCTTGCCGAGTAAGGCTAGGCCCATAGGATATCCTAAGTAGGCACCGTGAATCATCGTACACTGCCACTGATCAACAGATGTGAGTAACCCTGCACGATTTAGACACGTAATTTCAAATTGTGCATTGTAAGCGTGCTTGATTACATCTGAGTTTAATAAATCACGAATTACACTGTCAGGAATTACTCCTCCCTGCGCTAAATCTACAACTTCAACAGGACCAAAGTCGTAGGAATACGCAAATAGTAATATGGTGAAATCAGGCGATTCAGTATATTTGTACACTCCGAATGAGATATCAGTCGATGAATATGTTTCTATATCAATACTTAGATGCCTCATATCAGGCACCTATTAGTAAGGTTGACCAGTTACAGGGTTAATCCCTACAGGAGCTTGTTGTACAGATTGCTGAGGTGTCGTAGTATATGACGGTTGTACATAACCCTGTTGAGTTGCTTGTTGTTGCACAGGTTGACCTGCTGCTACTGGAGCACCGGTATAAACATTAGCCGCACTACCTTGAGGTGCACCAAATACAGAGGATGCTGCAACAGGCATACTGCCCAACGCTTCACCATCGCGTACTTTTTGAACAGGGCCCAAACCACATCCGATACCAGTGGATTGATTGGAGTAGAAGAAGAATCGAACGAGTACATTGACATACATGCCGGAGTATACTTGTGTAGGGTTTGTGAGAGGATTACCTTGAAGATCTACTACTTCAACTTTATAGCTAGCATCTTGCGCTGCTGTAAATACCCAATGACCTTTACATTCAGGACCAAACTCCTTTCCGGATTGTGTATAGCCATCACCGTCATGAATTGGCACTTTTGGCTGTGCTGGAACACGTGCGCCGAATTTAGTACGAGCTGATTGGATAGCAGCTTCGATAGCATTCATGAGAGCTTGGTGTTGAGCTACATCAGTTTTAGGTAAAAGAATAGTAGCTGAATATCTAGGTTTAGCACCAGGCTGTGTGGAATTAGCCCAAGGTTCTAGTAGATGGCAATAGGATACACGAACATTTTGCAATAATACTTCAGTTGGTTGTGGAACGAATGACATAATTAATTACCTCCATTATTATCATTAGATACATTAAATATTTGCGCCGCAGTAGGTTGATTGGTAATCCGAGGGCGCTTATCGGATTCCTCAACTAGGGTAGGCTTGCCTGCTTTCTTAATAATCATATCGCCTACCATATCATTAAATTGGGTCTTACCGATGGTCTTTTCCATCTGTGCCAATGTTAATGTCTTGCGTTCATATAGAATGCTTTCATCAATACCTGCTTTGATTAAAGTATCAATAGCAGCATCAGTGTCTTGGAAAGCTCGACTACCACGACCCTCTACGGCTTTCCAGCCTGGGACTGTCACCCCATTAAGAGATTCGGTGAGTGCGTAGTCTTTCATATCTTCGAGCCAAGCAGCGACGTCTTTACCCCGACGAAGGTATTCACCGAGTTCTGTCATCGAGATAAGCCGAGGATCATGATTAGAAACTAGCGCACTGTGCAATGAGTCGTTTGCATCATATCGGGCTTTGCACTGTTGTTTTGCCCTACAGAATCTGCACCAGTCACCGGGTTCAAATTTACCGTTACCAGACATAGCCTCGTCTGCACGAGGTTTGACAAAAGTATTACCCCAATCCAGTAGTTCTGCCGTAGGGATTTCCCATTCGCTGATATTATTAACACGGGGCTGCACGATAGTCATTTTGACCGTATTGAACATATAGAGTAAGCTATACGCATCAATCGCACCGAGGGCATATAACATCATTTGCGGATTGTTTTCCGCATCAACGACTACCCCTTTTCCGTGCTTATAATCAACGACGTGCAATGTATCCCCAGATAGGATGATACAGTCAGCCGTACCGAATCCATCGGGCACATATCGGCTATAATCAACGCGTTTTTCAATGGCTACTACTGGAGTTGCCGTGCAACCTAACATAACACCCTTGACATATTCAAGGTATGTTTCCGAGGTATCATCCATTTCTGGTTGCCACAATTCATCCTTTTTGATTTTGTTGAATTTGCGAGTGTATGTGGATTTAGCCATGGCCGTGGTATACTTCTGTAGTTTTAACTCACACAGTTCATGCGCCAGGGTTCCTTCCTTTGCATACACAGATGTACTATCGGGAAAGTTCTCCTCTAAGAGAGGGGCGGCTGTACAATGCAGCCACCGGTGCGACCCAGATGCGTTTAATAATGCATGTGATCGAGGTGCCATTAGATTCTTGCCCCCAATCCTCTAATTGCATTTACTAATTCAGGGTATCTCTCCTCAGGTACTTGACCCAAGTATTGAACACCGAATTGTGTCATTAATTGTTGCAATTCTACAGCTTTCCCTGCGTCAAGTAATGGTGCAAGCGCCGCTTGAATTTCAGGCAATGTATACTTCTTAACTTCTTGAGATACCGGAGCAGTAACAGGTGTTTGCACAGGTGCGGTAACTGTTTGTACCGGGGCATCAGCTGCCACATTGACAGTTGGTGCTGTAACGGCTACTTGAGTAGGAGTAACTTGTACAGCTGCATTAGGTACCGTCATGGATACAGAGTTTGGTTGCAAAGCTACTGTTGTAATAGGCACAACTTGATTTGTATCTTGTGGTGTAAGATTAGATACGAACTCGGAGGGTGCCGTTACTGTAGATACTACTGCGTCCACTATGCCAGGGGCTTTATCATCCATTGCTCTATCACTATCTACAAAACTTTTGAATTGATTTAACACAGCTTTTAGCTGATTATATACATCTAGTACATTAACTCCTTGAACTTCAACTTTAATCATTATTTAACTCCTCCTGAATATTAATAATTGATTGATTATAATACGATTCTTTTAGCTCGAACCCTAAAGCCCTACGGCCCATACGAAGTGCCATAACTGGGACCGTACCAATACCAGCAAACGGATCAAGTACGATATCATTTGGATTACTCCACAACTCTATGCATCGAGCCACAGTATCTAGCTGCAGCGGGCAAATATGACGTTCGTCCTTATTGTCACGAGCTGCTTTATAATTCAGCGTATGTGTTTGGCGGATATCGGCCCATACAGGATTAGCATATCGGCGCCATACTTGATGGCTATATATAGGCTCCGTATTGTATTTTTGCTTTTTATCAAACAAAACTGGATCTGGTGCAGGTCTTTCAATTCCTTTGATTCCATCAGGTTCCTCTTGACCGAAAAACTGAGTAAACCCTTCTGGATGTGCGATGGGCTCCGGATTGTCACCAGGTTTACGCAATGTCACGATGTAATCAGGCGCCCCCATACGGCACATGGCAGAATCTTTTACAATTTGCTTATGTAAAAGCCCTAGCGCCTTTGTCCGAGTAGCCTCAATGAGAGGGTCTTTCCAAATCGTGACACGAGAATGCATCACGAATCCAGCATCCTGAAAGGCTCGAATAATGTCACCAGGAAAGTCTTTCATTCCGATAACACCGTCCCTGGATTTCGTGAGTGGTAAATCCATACAATGAACTGATACTAATCGCCCAGGCATTATTACACGATGTAATTCAGTAATTAAATACTTGAAGTGCTGCCAAAACTCGCTATCAGTAGATGAGTTGCCCATATCCCTATCAGAATTAGAGTAAACATACAAGCTACTAAATGGAGGGCTAAATATAGAGTAATGAACGCTATCATCAGGTAGCCCTTTTAGCACTTCTACTGAGTCGCCGTTATAAATTGCAAATCGGGACTCAATTAACTGATTTAGCACGTTCATGTTGTAGGTCCTCCTTTGATTTCTTATTTAGCGCTTGCAGCATTGCGACTCTAGCAAGGGAGACTATAGCTATATTCATGCCTGCGTCAACAGCTGATTTAGTTAATTTGGCTGCTTTTAACTCATTGATGTGGATGACTCTTATGTTATGCCCCTTAGCATAAGCTAATTCCAAGTTGCACCCGGTTGAGTTCTCCCAGCCGTTGCACATTACGATTGCATCGCAGCCACTTAGAAGGTCAATGCACCAGTCTATGCCGGTATCATAATCGACCTTATCGTACAAATGCCCCAATATATGTATGGGTGATAGGAATATGTTATGGGTATCACTACCAAAAGGTTCTTTTATTGGAAATATGCCCATATTGTCCTGCAGCCACTTTAATACAGAGTCAGCATTCTTTTTATTTTTAGCCAATCCCCCGAATGGATGGCTTATGTAAATTTTAGTCATATAACAGCCCTCATTTCTGCCCAGTTAGGTAACACCATCGGCACACATGGATTGTATTCCGTTGATTCCCGTCTAGTCTTAGATAATTCAGTACGAACAGCGTCACGGGTTAGCGCAATCATAGCATCTCTCATTTTTATAGCATCCGCTTCCTTACGTTCGATGTTAGCCTTAACCGCACCTTCTTTTTCGGAAATTACGATATATGCGTTCACCTCATGCTTCTGGCCAAATCGCCAGCATCGACGAAGCGCTTGATAATATTGCTCATAACTATCGGATAGACCAACAAATATCATATTGTGGCAGTTCTGCCAGTTCATTCCGAATCCGGCGATACTTGGTTTTGTTACCAAGCATTTTAGGAATCCAGAACCAAAACCTAACATCATGCCCTGCTTTCGAGTCGCCTTATCACTACCTTTGACGTCCTCTGCGAGATCAATCATTTCTTTCAGAGTAGTCGATTCATCGTTAAGGTCGCACCACACTAGCCATTGCTCATTAGATGCATTGACTAAATCAGCTGCTGCTCTACATCTTGATTCAAGAGATGCTTTGCGAGCCCTGCGGCGTTCCAGTAAGGATAAAGTAGGGACATCCTCACCTGTTTTATCAACAACAATTTCATGTACGTGTAACTCAGGCAATTCGTAACCATCATCTTCATAACCCAGGGATGCCGGATTATCTAGCACTACTGCCCATGACGCCATCCACTCCCAAAAGGTATTCTCTGCATGGCCTTTTAATCGCCATTTAGCGGTATCACTACCATCGTGCGTGAAATACATGGATAGCATCTCATTACGGCTCATAATACCGAGGAACTCCGCATGATTGCCAAGCTCCATGTAGTCATTTGGAGCAGGTGTTGCAGTACATGCCAATCGATATGGCGTATTACTGAATCGATTTATTAAATCCGTACGTACCTTACCAGTAAATGACTTTAGGATACTCGATTCATCAAGCACGACACCTATCAGATTATCGGTATTAAATCGGCCCAATTTCTCGTAATTCGTAATATTAACGCCTGGTACAATGTCATCATCGGATTCGCATATAGTCACAGGAATATCGAAACGTTCACCCTCGGACTGTGTTTGAGCGGCCACAGCTAGTGGTGCTAATATGAGTACTGATCCACCTGTATGTAGATAAATCTCATACGCCCAGGACAGCTGCATTAAAGTTTTACCTAATCCACAATCTGCGAATATGGCAGCTTTACCTTTTGCCAAGGCCCACTTAACGATATCTCGTTGAAAATCAAATAGGTGTTTGTTTAGCATACCAGTATCAATATCAAATCCATGAGATTCCGACATTTTAGATTTGGAGTTGATGAAAGCGTTATAATTCATCGACAGACGCCTTTACAAATTCATACTCAGTAAGTAATTCCGAGAATTCTGGATTATCTTTTGCAAGCAATCGATACATAGTCAAGCGCTCAGCGTTCTTAGCCTTTTGTTCGAGTTTCTTTTCTATGTCCTCCAACTTAGCTCGATCGCTTTCACGTTTATCGCATTTAGAAGTATCGATAACTGCAATGACCTGTTTAACTACATTTCCTTTGAAACCTTGCATCCGAACAGTATCAAGGTCTTTTGCCTTTTTCAAAACACGAGCAATGCCTAAGCCGTTTCTTGATTTAACAACCACCCAATCACCAACACCAATATTATCGATTGGAACGTTTGTATCGGATTCGTAATATCTAAACCAAAATTCATCATAGTCATGAGCTGGCGTATTATTTGGCCAGTAATAATCGCTAGTATCGTAAGTAACTAATAAGAATTCCATAATATGTCCTTTCTGTGGTATACTTTAAATGGATATTTTTCTAATTTGAGCTTGTTGATGTTGCCGCATCATCAGGCTCATTTTTTATGCCCAAATCCTCGCATTCATCAGGAATGCAGTAATCTCGCTTTGGACAGGTACTACAATTTCGCAATTTAATCACCTCCTTATATGTATTTAGTTGTAATATGGATTGCGACAGTATTCGCCGCATTTTCTTACTTGCGGAATGTACTCGACATCTTCGCGGTCTTCAGCATCAACTTCATCCATATCCTTTTTGTAACCATACATGGATATGGCCAAACCGATGAGAGCCTGCACACAGAACTGTACATATCCTATTTGGTCAAGCTCTAAGGCCCCCATAGAGCCCGCTACCAAAAACGTGCCAATTAACATATAGCCCATTAATACTCGTCCTCCTCTTCAATTCTTTCGGCCGTAATACCATCTGTAGTGACGATAATACGGATTTCAGATTCATCGTAATCACACATAAAATTTTGCAGCTCATATGCCGCATCCATGATATTGCTATCGATATGATTTAAAATTCGATCTGATTCGATTGCTTTTAAATGTGCAGCCATTGCTGTTTTGTTTACCGGAATAGCTTTCATAATTACATTTCTCCTATAACATCATCATTGATAAAATAGATGCTACTGCTGCTGCAGCTAAACTCAAATGCATTCCTGCGTCAATCCATGTCATGATTAATTCCTCCTAATGAATTCCAGCGGATTTAAACTCCGCATCAACTACTTTCACATCCCAGCCTAGCGAATGGACAAGGAAGGTTCTAAACCCCTCTTTATCGATGACAAAGCTACGGGATTTCTTACCTGGTGACTGCCAGGCGTAGGCAAATGGAAATCTATCTCTTGCGATGCCCTCTCGGATAGCTGTTAGACTAACACCAAGCACGGTCGACATTTGGGCGACCGAAATCACTTTTCTAATCATGTGCACTGCCCCTCCTCTTCATACAGCCTTCAAAATCATTCTGATTTCTTGGCCTACTTGTAAACGATCTTTAAAAGTATCTTGATTACGGAAATCATCCATGTAAACTTCTAGCATCTCTCGGTATATAGCTGCTTTGAAGCTTTCTGGCTTTTCCACATCTTCTCGATACGGCTTTAAAATCGTAACCGGCTTACCGAAATCATAATCAATAAGTCCTCTTGCCTTTAGCCGGGCTTTCATAGTTCTAATCTTACCGTTCGGCCATCCGAGTAAATTTTCCATTTCCTCGTTGGTCTGTAACCCGCTATCACGATAGGAGTTATACAGAATTTCCATGTCTGTCATTTACTGCCCCTCCTTTACTTGATTTTAATTCAAGTTTCTGGTCAAAAAAATTTGGTCTACGGTACACCCAAAGTATGCAGCCACTGCTACAACTTTACTTATAGCCACGTTGGAGATATCCTTTTCCCACGCACCATAGGTCGGTAAAGATACACCTAAATCCGCGGCTACTTGGGCTTGTGTGAGACCCTTTCTTGCCCTTAATTCAGCTAAATAAAATTTCTCGGGCATTAATATCACCTCCTTTTGTGACATCATCTTAACATGAATTAAATTCAAGGTCAAGCGTTAATTTGAATTTTTTTCAAGTTTTTACAAAAAAATATTAAATTCATTTGAATTTAAGTCAAATATATACTATAATTTAAATATAGTTTGGGAGAGAGATTAAGGAGGAAGAGATGAGGCTTTCAGATAATATTAGACGATTTAGACGACTTCGTGATCTATCACAAGAAGATATAGCAAAAAAGCTAGGATATAAATCCTTTACAACTATACAAAAATGGGAAACAGGTATGGCCGAGCCGCCTGTAGGTAAATTATACGAACTAGCCGATATACTCCGTGTCAATATTATGGAATTACTAGGTGAAGAGTCTGACAATAATATAACGGATATGCCTATCAGTACTTACAAATACGTACCTGCATCTGTATCAGCGGGCGCGTTAACCACGATAGACGCCATTAACTTCATGCCTACTATATCTATCCCAGACTTCATGATGGGTCGTTACGCAGGCAATAAGAATATTATACTTATGCCGGTTAACGGTGAAAGCATGAACAACGTTATCCAAAACGGCGCTATTATCGCCGTATTAAGAAATATAGAACTGCCAGATATCCATGACGGAGATATTGTAGTTATTAAGAATGGATGGGATTATACAGTTAAAAGATTCTACAATGATAAACAACATAAAGAATTTGTATTTAAACCTGATAGCTCGGATATGGCATTTCGGGACATCATATTTAGTTACGAGAATACAGATGACTTATACCTGATTGGTAAGGTTGTTATGTACAATGTGACTTTGTAAGAGATTAATAAGGGAGATTACTAAGGGAGATAAACAATGAAATTCTATAAAATTTTATCTATCGCGGCATTATTTGCAACAGTTGCTAGTTCTTCATTTGCACAATTTATTGATGTAACCCCAGAAACGTATGATAAAATCTGGAGCACCGGGCAAAATTATAAAACTGATCGTAAACTTGAAAGCCCAATTAATTATGGAGTTGAACTTCGGAGTGGAGCTGGTGGCGCCGCGGTATTAATTACCCCAGCTACAATCACTAAATATGTATCATATTCCAAAGACGATCGTCTGATTTTTCCAGACGAATCTTTTAAGAAAGCCATACTAAACAGTAATGATTATGTATACATAGCTACATATGCACTTCATCTAAAGAATCCATTAGCCGGTACAGTAATGCCTCAACTACCATCACAACGATTACTTATAGAAAAGGACAATCAGTATATAATCCCAGTAGCGATGAATACCAAAATCTATGATATGATGCCGCATAGCTATGCCCTTGTCTACTATGCAATACCTAAACAAATAATTATGAACCCACCGTATACTATTAAATTTATTAATGGAAATGGCGATAAAATTGAAATACCTATTACCACTGATAAATTAGCAGAACTTATGGATAAAGAAAATAAATTAGTCTATAAGACAAATGATTAATAAACGTAAAGCCCCTATCCGATACTACTCAGATAGGGGCTTACTTGTAGAAAGGATATGAAATTATGGCGATGAAACGAGCCAATGGTACTGGAACCGTATATAAGATGAAACACAAGCCTCTACGGCGCCCATATAGAGCCGTGGTGACCCTTGGATATGACTCCGAGGGTAAACCCTTGCGAAAATCGATAGGAACCTTTGCAACGCAAAAAGAGGCATATACTGCATTATCTGCATACGATGCAAACGCCCAACAATACGAAGTAAATGATACTACCTTTGGCCAATGTTGGGAATGGATGATCGAAGATAAGATGCGCAAAGGGGTACAACTAGACAAAGGCGGTTACCCTCACAATAAAAAGAAAATGCTACATCTTATGAATATCCCCATTAAAAATATTAGATTAGCCCATCTACAAGCAATTATTGATGATCATAGCCACATGAGCGGGCCTGCGTTAGCACAGATTAAAACAGCCATGAACGGATGTTTTCTGGCAGCCATACGAAATGACATTGTTGACAAAAACTACGCTAGCCTAGTCACGTTGCCCGCAAAAGAAAAGTCAACTTTACATAAGCCATTTTTACCGGCAGAGATTTATGATTTATGGCAATTATCGAATACAGATGAATATGCAAGAATCATGTTATGCTTAATATACACAGGCATGCGACCTGGCGAAATTAAGTCAATAAAATTTGCTGATGTGCATATAAAGGAACGCTATATGATTGGCGGTATTAAAACGGATGCGAGTAAAAACCGCATCATACCGATAGCCAATTGTATTATGCCATTTATAAGAAAATGGTACAGCGCGAGTCGATTCGAGCACGGAGAGTATATGCTTCCGACATCCACGCCTAAAAACATACAAATGGCGCTCAGCCGGTATTTAAAAATGAAAGTACCAGGGCATTTGCCCCATGACGGGAGACATACATTCGCCACTCTTCTTACACAGATAGGCACGTCCGATGCTATGACAAAAACGCTAATGGGGCATTCGCATAAAGATGTTACGAATCAGGTGTATATTCATAGAGACGTCGATGAATTGATATCCGTTGTTAACCAAATACCGCATGGCGAGGCGATATTATCTGTGAAGGATGTTATCAAAAGGCATGAAGGTTGAGCAACGGTTGAGCAACTGATTAAATTTTAAAGAATTTTAGCCGATTTATAAAACAAAGAACCCAGTAAGCATCGATGCCTACTGGGTTCTTTAAATGAAATTCTATATATCCCTTACATATATACGTGAAATTGATGATTTTTAGTAAATAACACATTCCCCAA